TACATCTGCTACGACGGGGCGAACCCGCTGGCCCAGCCCCTGCCCACGGCGGAGGAGAAACTGAGCATTGTATTCGACGGCGAGACGCCGGCGGTGGACACGGAGGAGCAGAAGGCAAAGCACCCCAAGGGGTACAGGCTATTCCCGTTGGAATACTGGGGACAGGCGCAGAGCATGGCGCAGACGGTGGTAAAGGTGTACATCGGGCGAGTCATTCCAAAGACGCCCTTTACGGCGGCGGTGGGAATATACTTCGACATACTGTGCAACTACGGACACGAGACCACCACGCGGACGGACGATTACTCCCGCAGCTATGACATGGAGCAGTGCATCATTGAGGCACTGAACGGCGTGAACATAGGCGGAGCCGGGGTGATGACCTTTGACAGAGGGGCACACGCGGACAACGGATCCCACGCCATATACGACCAGGGCATGAACGTGGGACGGCGCGTACACATGAGCCTTGCTTGGGCGGACAGCGACGAAGAAAGCGTCGTGACTACATTCTGAGAGAACGGAGGGCGGCGCAGATGGATGAAGTGACTTTTGACCACCGGCTGACGGAGGTGGAGCAGCGGAGCAAAAGCAACACGCACCGCATAAACGAGCTGGCCGAGTGGCAGAAAGCGATGAACGAACTGGCGACTTCGGTGGCGCTGATGACCCGGGAACAAAAGGATATGAGGGAGGACCTGTCGGAGGTCAAGAAGGACGTAAAGACGCTGACGAACCTGCCGGCAAAGCGGTGGAACGACGTGGTAGAGAAGCTGGTATGGCTGGTGCTGGGCGGCGCGGTGACGGCGCTGCTGGTTCAGGCGGGAATCAATTTATAAGAAAACTGCATAATCAATAAGGTGTTTCGTGAGGGAGGAAAAGAGTTTATATGGCGATCTCACAGAGCATAGAAAGGGCCTGCCGCAGGTACGAGGAAGTACAGGCGGAGGGACTGACGCTGTACCCCATCCTTGTGGAGGAGATGGAGACATTCGAGTTGGCGCGACCGGGCATTGACATCGTGCAGCAGAGCCTCCCTGTGGCGTATGCTGTGATGCCGCTGCTGGCGGCCTACTACAAGATGGAGTACGACGCGATGGGGCGCGGAGAGGAGACAGTGGGGCTGCTGTCAAGGGCGCTTTTGATGCTGGCGCTCTCCCTGCGGCTGGGGAGAGGAAAGCCGTTGGACGAGCGCTTGAAGGCGTTTCGCTGCAAGGTGGACACGAAAGACCCCAGCCGGTTGACGGCGGTGGAGTTCGTGCTGCACGGAGAGGAGCTGTGGCGGATTACACCGGCGCAGTTCCAGTACCTGCGGGAGATCATCGCCGCACAGAACGGAATTGAGCTGACGCCGCCGGAGGCCAACCCGGAGCTGGTGGAAGCGCAGCGGGAGCTGGCGGAGATGAACGGCGGCGCAAAACTGAGCGGAGATGCGTGGGAACGGGTGGCGACGGTGGCCGCGCTGGAACACGCGGAGGAGACGGAAATAGAGTCGTGGCCACTGCTGAAGCTGCAGACAAAAGCAAAAACGTGGCAGCGGATATTGGGGTACATGACCTGCACCATCGCGGAGGCGAGAGGAACACAGTGGAAACGGGGCAACCCGTGGCCGAGCCTGTTTTATGACCGGGTGAGCGACGGAAACACGGCACTGCGGCTCGTGGAGGAAGCGACACGGGGCATGGGACAGGCATAGAAAAGGGAATAGGCCCTGCAAGCGGGCAGGGTGGAACGCCAAGTGGGGCGAAGCCAACGGGAAACCGGGGCTTTGCCTCCATTTTTTATATCAAAAAGGAGTGAAAGCGGAATGATTACTTTTACCGATCCGAGACTGTATACCCGCGGCATCTGCGCCGCGCAGTTCGCCGACATGGAAACCGGTCAGATCCTGCTGAGCAGCAATAAGTTCCAGGAAGGCAACATCAACGTGACCGTGAACAGCGATCCCCTGCGTGCCGGACTGAACAACGGCATTGCCACCATCATCGAGAGCGACCCGGACATCCAGGTGAACTTCACCCAGGCGAACTTCGACCTGCGGACGAAGATGGCGGGCGTGGGCGGCGCTGTGACCTACAACGCTGTGGCACCGGTGTGCCAGGTGGTGACGGCGAACAGCACCGTGCTGAAGGTGGATGTGACCGACGGCGCCCCTGTGGCGCAGTACGCGATGGCAAAGCCCTACGCCTATGTGCAGGAGACCAAGAAGGCGTCCGGCATCCAGCAGGGCGGCGTCGCCTATGAAATCGCGGCGGACGGCACCATCAGCGGCTTTACCGCGGTAAGCGGCACCGAGTACAAGGTGTGGTACTTCGTGAACAAGCTCAGCGCCATGTGCGGCAAGCTGACCACCGGCATGAACGGCAAGGTTGGACTTTTCACCGCACAGCTGGCGGTGTACGGCAACGTAAACGCCAAGACCAACGAGGGAACCCGCCAGGGCTGGCTGTACATCAACGTACCGCTGAAGCTGCAGGCGGACACCGCCACCGTGACCGGCAGCCAGAGCAACTACGACACCACGCAGATCGTGGGCCGCGCACTGAGCACGGACGAGAGCGTGATCTCCGACAAGTGCGAGGACTGCGCCGGCGGCACCCTGGGCTGGTACGTGTACGTGCCGGACAGCGGCGCCGAGGTCGTGACGGGCATCGTGACCGCCATCGGCGGCGTTATCAACGTCCCTGTCAGCGGCACGGCGCAGGTGAAGCCCCAGGCGGTGCTGGAGAACGGCCAGCTGGCGGTGCTGGATCCTGCCAAGTGCGCCTACAGCCTGAACGGCGCACCCAGCGGCACCACCGTGAACGCAAGCGGGCTGATCTCCGCAGGGGCCACGGCCGGAGACTGTGACATGACCGTGACTTTCGTGTACGAGGGAACGACCTACACCGACCAGTGCGCTGTGAGCGTGAAGGAAGCCTGACGACAACAAAAATCCCCTCCCCTTCCGCAAGGCGGGGGAGGGGGCAGACGCGAGTGCGCTGAAGCAAGACAGCGCATTGGCGTATGTGAAAGAGGGGAGGCGCGGGACATGGCGAAGCTGGTGGGACAGTTCAGCGGGTTTGAGCAGGACATCGCCGCGCTGGAAAAGCAAGTGAAGGATGCCTTTCGCGCATCGCGCCCCGCACTGGCGGAGGAAATGCGGCAGTGCTTGCGGGAGCACGTGGTAGAGGACGTATACGACAAGCTGGTGCCGGAGGCGTATGTGCGCCGGCGCGGCACGAAGGGCTTGGCGGACATGAACGCCAGCGCCACGGTGTATTCGGATGAACGGGACGGCGGCATGAACCTGACGCTGCTGTATCACCCCAGCGGCGCCACAGACGGCAACGGAGAACCCATAGACCCCCATGTGGACGGGGACGACCTGGTGAACCGGATCGAGAAAAACGACCCCGCGTACAACTGGGGCAGACGGCCAAAGAACAGACCCTTTTTCCGCAACTTCGTGGAGGAGATGCTGGACGGCAGGGCGGAAGAAACACTGGTGCGGGCCATGAACGGAGCGGACCCCACGCTGGAGCTGGCGGAAGATACCGGGATGATACGGGAAGAAGACGATTGGAGGTAGCGTATGGCGATTTTCAAAGTAACGGCTGTACCTGATTTTTCGCAGCTCAAGGGAGAGATAGCGAAGCTGCAGAGCAGCCCGGTGACTTTGGGCGTGAATACGCAGAACGCCGATGTACAGATAAACGCCACACGGCAGAGTTTGCAGAAGCTGACGGAGACCTTCAGCCCGGAGGGCGAGCTGCGCCGGTCCGTGGCGGACTACAGCCGCCAGGTGGGCGAAGTGGTGCAGGTTTCCAAATCCCTGAACGCGCAAAGCGGCGAGATGGAGATCACCAGCAAGAAGGTGACGCAAAACTTCACGGCGCAGGCCAAGGCGGCGGAGAGGGCGGCGGCACAGGTGCGGGCGGCCAAGGATGCCTACCGCGCCTATGCGGCGCAGCAGAGCAGCACCTACGCGCCGACCGCCATGCAGAGCCGCATAGAGGACCTGACCGGCGTAAGCGGACTGAGCGGCAAGAGCGCCAAGGAGAGCGCGGCGGTATTTGAAAAAGCCTATTTGGATGCCAGCGGGAAGGTGCAGCAGAGCAGCGAAAAGACGGCGGAGAAGGTCAGGGACGTGGGCAAGGCGGCCAAGGAGACCAGCGGCTTTGCCGACCTGATGGGCGACAGCTTTGTGCGCGTGGCCGGAAAGATGGCGCTGTGGCAGGTGATGGGAAACGCCATTGCCGGGTTGAAGCGCAGCTTCACGGAAGCGCTGGAGACCATGAAGGACGTGGACGACGAGATGGTGACGATACGCAAAGTCACCGGCGCGACCACGGAGGAACTGAACAGGATCGAGAAGCAGGCATACGACACCGCAAGCGCCTACGGCGTGGCGGCGGACGAGTACCTGAACAGCGTGGCAAACTTCAGCCGCGCAGGCTACGGCGAGCAGGCTTCCGCGCTGGCGGAGCTGGCCACCAAGACGCAGATCGTGGGAGACACGGACGCAGAGACCGCACAGCAGTTTTTGCTCTCTATGGACGCGGCGTACAAGTATCAGGGCAGCATCGAGCAGCTGACGAAGGTTCTCGATGGAGCAAATGAAATTGATAACAATTATGCAACGTCAATAGAAAAAATTGCCGAAGGCTTGGGCAAGGTGGCGCCTATTGCGGCGCAGGCCCATGTGGGCGCAGATGAACTGACGGCGGCTATCGGCACGATCACCGCTGTGACGCAGCGGTCCGGCACAGAGGCTGCCACTGCGCTGCGGGCGCTTTTCCTGAATATCATCGGCGATACCAAGACGGAAATTGACGAGGGCGTGACATGGACCACCGGTGAAATTGCCGGTCTGCGGGATGTCATCAAACTCTACGCCAAGGACGCCTATGACGCGGCGCAGGCATCCGGCGATGTCATTAACCCCATGAAGGCCATTGCCGGGTTGTCCCAGAGCATGAAGGACGGATTTCTGACGGAGCAGCAGCTGATGGAGATGGTCAGCGACATCGGCGGCAAGCTGCGTACCTCCCAGCTTTTGGCGCTGATCCAGAACTGGGATATGTACGAGTCCATGCTGGGCGACTACGCCGACGCGGTGGGCAGCGCGGATAAGGAAGTGGAGAACGCGCTGGACAGCTGGACCCGCAAGACCGAGATACTGCACAACAAGTGGACGGAGTTCATCAGCAACCTGGTGGAGACGGACACCATTAAGGGTGCGCTGGATCAGGTGATCGCGCTGGTGGAGTTTTTGGACAGCGACACCGGACGGCTGGTGATACAGCTGGGACTGCTGGTGGGTGTGCTGACGCTGGCGAACAAGGGCTTTACGGCGCTGATGAACAGCGGCGTGGGAACATTCTTTGGAACGCTGACCTCCGCCATAGGCGGCAACGCTATGGCGATCACGCAGCTCACCGGGCAGATGAAGGGTCTGGTGGCAATGCTGCCGAAGCTGGGCGTGGGCGCGGCGATTTTCGCGGCGCTGGCGGCGGCAATTTATGTCGGGACGCAGAAGCAGCGGGAGTACAACAACGCCCTGAAGGAAACGGAAGAAATACAGTCCAAGCTGGGCGAAACGCAAAGTGAATATGACGGGCTTATCAACAAGACCGGAGAGCTGACCGCCGAGGAAAAAAAGCGGCTGGAAGTCCTGAAGGAACTGCGCCAAGAGCAGGAAAAACAACTGGATGCTGCGCAGAAATCCGCGTGGGAGGCGTGGAACGCTGCTCACGGCAGCGGCGCAAGCGCGGTAGTTGGCGGTGCCGAGGGCGTTGGCGGCGGTCTGGGCGTTGGTGCGGTAAAAATGGAGCGCATGGACGTGGTAGCGCTGCGGAACTACCGCGAGGAGCTGGAGGCTATTGAGGCGCAGTATCGCGCTGGGGAGCTTTCTGCGGGGGCGTACTATGATGCACTGCAAGACCTGAATGCCGCCCGCGAGGACAGCGTGGAAACCATACGCGCCGCCATAGATGCCGGATACGAGGTGACGGAGGAGCAGCGGCAGCTGGTGGCGGCGTATGACCGGGTGCAGCAGATGCTTGGTGTGACGCAGAACGCCACGAAGGACTATGTTTCCAAACTAATCGAGGAGGCGCGGCAGTCCGGGGCGACCGGCAAGGCGCTGTACGACCTGGTGGCGGCGCAGATCGCGGCCAGCAATCAGGGCTTGAATTTCAGCCAGCAGATCGCCGCCTTGCAGGAGCTTGGATACCAAGCGGGGCTGACGGCGCAGCAGGTGGCGATGGCTACCGGGATGGTGGGCACATACCAAGACCAGCGGAACATCGAGCGAACCGTAAAAAGCTTGATGGAGACGGAGGGGCTGACCCGCGCACAGGCCGAGGCACGAGTATACGCCAATATGCAACACGCGCTGTGGACTGGAATCTCCCATAACGGCGGGTGGGGCGGGAGCAC